CGCGCCGCCTGTCGACGGGGGTCGAAGTCGTTAATTATTTCTTTGCCACCCTGCGGGCCGTTTTAGCCTTCCCGGCCGCGGGTTTACGGACGGCGGTTTTACGTACCGGCGCTTTTGTCGGCGCGTTATCCCTGGCGTCTTCCTGCGCGGCGTTCTGGTCTGTTGTCGCCGCTTCGTCGTCGGTTTCAGGTGGCAACTTTTTCAGGGCGCGCGTCAGGGTGGCGATTTCGCGCTTAACCCCGGCGTTGGGGTTAAGATGCATGGCTTCACGCAACAACCTCAGTGAGGCGGCTACGCTGTCGGCATCCGTCAGATGGCGGCGTGCAAAGGCACATGCCTTGCACAGTTTGGCGCGAACCTCGTCCGGCATGTCCCTGTTGGTGACAATCTCCCACAGCGTGTCCAGATGTTCGATATAACCGGATAAATCGGCGTCCGGGTCGGTTCCCGCCAGTGTTAATAACGGGTTACAGATTTCTTCCGTGAGTACCGTCGCCGCGTCACGCCCGAAATTGTCCGGCAGACTGAGGTTGTGGCGTACCACGTATTCGCCGATGCGTAATGCCAGCGGGAGATCGCCACAGTCCACGGCCCACACCATCAGGGTGGTAATCACCTCATCCGGGCGTCCGTTGTCGCTGTCCAGCGTCCCCTCGATCCAGCCCTCAAATTCAGGTAACAGTTCTTTTTTTGCGACAGCTTTTGCCGCTTTTGACTGGATACCTTTCAGCCGCGACTGCGCCAGGCGGAGGCGATGAAGGATCTGTTCGTGCGCGGTACGTTCAACCAGCGTTTCTTCCCCGGTCTCAAGCCCTGCACGGCGCGCCATGACCTGTTGAAAATGTTTCTGTGCCGGTGTCAGCATCTTTTTATCCTCCGTTATGGCGGGCGCACTGCGCCCGCACTGCGCCCGCGTCATACGTTATGCTTCCCGCACTGCGCCCGCGTCATACGTTATGCGGCTGCACCTGCATTAGTGGCGGATTCCGGCTCCGGCGCGAATTTCAGGTCTTCGATCAGGGCGCACTTGCCGTAGTCTTCCACCACGTAGGCGTCGTTCATCGACTGATAGGTCGCGATGCGGTTATATTCCGGCTCCTCGCGCATCAGGCGGCGCAGGCTCCCTTTCTGGAAGTAAATTGAAAGGTTACTGAAGGAGGTGATCAGCATCGCGTTATCCGGGAAGAACGGCGCGAAGTAGGTCGGCAGACCGCCAATCAGGTGAGACGCCACAATCAACTGACCGGCCATCAGTTCGGTATTGGGGTTGGTCGTGCTCATGGCGTTAATGAACGGCAGACGCAGCGAGTTAAAGAGGTTGCGTGATAACAGTACAACCAGATCGGGGGCGTCTTTGTACCATTCATCCAGCAACGAGGAGCGCGCATCCTGAACCAGTGCGTCCGGGTTGGCATAGTCCCCCTTAGCGATAACCTTGTTACCCATATCGCGGGTCGCAAGCGTCACACCCTTCATCACGCGCGCTGCTGCCTGTTTACGAATATGCTCAATCCAGCCGGTGTTAACGTCCTGAAGGCGCGGATTAGCGCCAAAATCGGAAATGAGCGCATGATTCGTACCGTTAAAGCCGATCATGATGCGGTCAAGCGCGATCTGAAGCGCAATCTGCTTACTGATACGGGTGGCGAAATCGGGATGGGCGTTCCAGGCGTCAAGCTGTGCGTAGCTGATGTAGGTGTCGTAGTTCACCTGCTCACAACGATAGCGGCGGGCGGCTAAATCGTAAGGTGTGATGGGGTTACGGCGTTTGGTGCCGTCGCTGCTGCTGTTGGTGCGGGCAATCGGGCCGGTGGTGTCAATAAGGACTTTCTCACCTTCCTGATCGGTAACACCGATAATGTTGATTTTTTGTGTCAGTTCTGTGCTGTTTTTCATAGCGTTTTCGAGACGCTGCTGAACAGCCGGATCAACGGCAAAGTTTTTTGCCAGTCCCGTTACCGGAAGACCATTAAGGCTTGCCTGATGCGCCATGTAGAGGTCAAGCTGGCTGCGGGTACTGGCTGAAAGTGCGTAATTCATCGCTTTATTCTCTCGCTTTAAAATCAGAAGTCGGGCATTTCTGCGGCGTTACCGCCCGTTGCGCGGAAACGGTCTTTTGTATCGCCGTCCTGGCTTGCCAGTTGGTCGCGTAGCGTGGTCAGTTCGGCGGTCAGTTTTTCGATGGTTTTGTGGTCGCTGTCGTGCTGGCGCGACATATCGTTAAAGCGATCGAGAAGCTCAGCGTGTGACTGCGCCACACCTTCCATCGCTTCCCGTACCTGGCTGAACTGCTCGCTGTCTGATTTACGTCCTTTGCCAATCAACTCCATGACACGACTGAACCATTGTTTGCCTTCTTCGCTACGCTGCTCTGCCAGTTCGATAATTTCTGCTTCCATCGCTTCAGTGAACATTGGCGCTTCGGTGTGCTGGTTATTGAACTTCATCACCTGTTCGCGTTGCTGTGCCGCGAATTTCAGACGTTCAGTACCCAGACTTGCAGGCGTGTCTGTCATTGCCAGTCCCACAATGTAGGGGTTGCCGTTCAGTGAAAATTGCGGGTGAAGTTCAATGCTGGAGTAGATTTTTTTGCCTTCGTCCGTGAGCTTCTTCATGCGGTCTGTCGGCTCAATTTCCGCATAGAGCGCGGTACGGCCAGACAATGGGCCTTCGGTGATATCTTCCGCACTCAGTGCTGTCACATCACCCATAGCGCAAAGGTCGCTGTTGGGAAAAGGGGAGGTGATGTGTTCCACGTTAACCCGCGCACCATACACCGTGGGATCGTAATTTTTCGCTGCTGCCTTCAGGTGCTCGCCACTGATTTCGCGTCCGTCAATGGTTGAACCGGAAACGGCGACACGGAATTTTTTGCGGGCTGGTTTGTTTGCGCTACCCATGCTGCTAATCCTGTCTGTGTTTGTGATGCAGCCATGATGACAAGGCGCAGGCACCTTCCTCAACGCGGTTTTGTTGTCGCCGGACGGGCAGAACTGAAAGGGTGTGAGAGAGGGATCGCGCGCGGGGTAATCTTCCCGGCATGAAGGGGAGACACGATGATTCAGGATGCTTTTGTACGGCTGCGGGCTAAACAACTTTACTGGCAGGGATACCCGCCAGCGGAAATCGCGCGGCTGATGGGGATAAGCCAGAACACGATCTACTCATGGAAAAAACGCGATGAATGGGACGAAACGCCGCCTGTTGCGCGCGTCACGCAGTCCATTGATGCCCGCCTTGTTCAGCTTACAGGAAAGCCCGATAAAACCGGGGGTGACTTTAAAGAGATTGACCTGCTTGCACGGCAACTGAAAAAGCTGAGTGACGGCCAGCCCACTGACGTGAATGGCACAAAAAAGCCGCGCAAACGTAAACTGAAAAATCACTTCACCGAAGAGCAGATTATCGCGCTGCGGGAAAAAATCATGGGTTCGCTGGCGGGTCATCAGCGTACCTGGTATGACGCACTGAGGGAGCTTGAGGACGAGAAAGAGCGCCGCCACCGCATGATCCTCAAATCCCGCCAGATTGGGGCGACATGGTATTTCGCTCAGGAGGCGTTACTCAGGGCGCTGCGCAATGACGTAAAACGGGATTACCAGCGCAATCAGATTTTTTTGTCGGCGTCACGGCGTCAGGCACTCCAGTTTAAGCAGATCATTCAGAAGGTTGCTCATGAGGTGGATGTTGAGCTGAAAGGGGGCGACAAAATCATCCTGTCCAACGGGGCCGAACTGCATTTTCTGGGGACGTCAGCGGCAACGGCGCAGTCGTACACGGGGAATCTGTATTTTGATGAATTTTTCTGGGTCAGCAACTTCGCCAGTCTGCGTAAGGTCGCCGGGGCTATGGCCACTCTGAAGGGGCTGACGTGTACCTATTTTTCCACGCCATCTTCTGAAACGCATGAAGCCTATCCGTTCTGGACGGGCGACCGCTGGAACGGGAGGAAAGCAAAGGGACAGCGGCAGATGTTTGATGTGTCCTGGAAAACCCTGAAAAGCGGACTGCTGTGCCCGGACAAAATCTGGCGGCAGATTGTCACTCTGAAGGACGTTGTCGAACAGGGCTGGGAACACACGGACTTTGAAGAGATTCAGGATGAAAACAGCGAAGACGAGTTCCGCAATCTGTACATGTGTGAGTTTGTCCGCGACGGTGAGTCCGCCTTCAGCCTGAACTCGCTGATAGGCTGTGGCGTTGACGGTTATGATGACTGGCCGGACTGGAAGCCGTTTGCGCCACGGCCAGTGGGAAATCGTCCTGTCTGGGTGGGTTATGACGCCAACGGCAGTACTGGTAACGGCGACAGCGGCGCGCTGTGCGTGGTGGTGCCGCCCGCCGTGTCAGGCGGCAAGTTTCGCACCATTGAGACAAGACAGGTGCAGGGGCTGGAGTTCGAAGAACAGGCACGGGTGATTGAGGATATCACCCTGAAGTATAGCGTTCAGCACATCGGTATTGATGTGACAGGTGGTAATGGTGATGCCGTGTACCAGATTGTGAAGAAGTTCTTCCCTGCTGCGGTTCCCTACAATTTCACGATGGCGTCAAAGCGTGCGCTGGTCATGAAGATGCTTCAGGTCATACGCGCCGGGCGGTGGGAATATGACCGCAGCGAACGGGCGCTTGTGACGGCGTTTAATGCCGTGCGCAAAATCAAAACGCAGGGCGGATTTATTACCTACGACACTGACCGCTCGCGCGGTGTCAGTCATGGCGATCTGGCATGGGCGAATATGCTGGCTGTCATCAATGAACCGCTTGGCGATGAAGATGGCGCGGTCAGGAGTTTTGTTATGGAGTTCTGATGAGCAGAAAAAACCGGAAGAAAAGCTACAACAGGGGCGATGGGGTGGGTTTTGAACAGGCGCTTAAAAGCGATCCTGCGCTGAGTGCGTTTACATTTGACGGCCCTTACAGCGTCAGTGGTTTTGACCTGCTGGATAACATGTACTGTGCCGATAACGGGCGATGGTACGAAACGCCGGTTGATTTCGGCGGGCTGGCGCGCGCATCGCGGCAGACCTCATGGCACCAGTCCGCGTTGTATTTCAAGCGAAACGCACTCAACGGCTGTTTTATTCCGCACCGCCTGCTGAGTCGTCAGGCGTTTTCGGCGCTGGCGCTGGACTGGTTTGTGTTTGGTAATGCCTACGTTGAACGGCGTCGTAACCGTCTCGGCGGCACGCTGGAGCTACGCCACGCGCTGGCAAAATATACCCGTCGCGGCACTGATTTTGAGACTTACTGGTACACTGAACCCGGCAGGGATGATTATGCCTTCCGGCGCGGGGAGGTGTGCCACATCATTAATCCCGATATCAATCAGGAGATCTATGGAATGCCTGAATATATCGGGGCGCTGCTGTCGGCCAGTCTCTCACGTTCTGCGGATCAGTTTCGCAAATATTACTATGACAATGGCTCACACGCGGGCTGCATTATTCATATCGGATCATCCGCCGTTGACCGCGAAAGCATGGAAGCGCTGAAAAAAACGTTAACGGAATCGCGGGGCGGCGGCGCGTTTAAAAACCTGCTGATCCAGACCACTGGCGGAGGTAAAGACGGGGTACAGATCCTGCCATTCCAGCAAATCACCGCCAAAGATGAGTTTATGAATATCAAAGCGTCTTCACGTGATGATGTACTGGCGTCTCACCGCGTACCGCCGCAATTGCTGGGTGCCATGCCGGGCGAGAAGGGATCGTTTGGCGACATTGAGAAAGCAGCGCGCGTCTTCGCCATCAATGAACTTAATCCGGCAATGGAAGCCCTCAAATATATCAATGACTGGCTTGGCGAAGAGGTGGTGCGGTTTAACCCTTACGCACTGCTGGAAGAGAATAAAACAGGCCTGTATCTGTAAGAGGCCTGTTTTACTTTAACTCCAGGCCTGTAAGAGGCCTGTTTTACTTTAACTCCATAACTGGATCATCTCTTTTGAACCATCAAGGCGAAGTTCTTCAATCCCGTTTAATACGTGATACTGAATAGCTTCGCATACCGTGGTGTAAGGGGAACCGTTTTTACTGAGGGGGACGGTATTTTTTTCAACGGTGACAACCAGATCTTTATCGCTGTCCTCACTGATAGCCAGTCCGGTAAAAATGCTGGCTACCTCCCCTGGCGTATCATCAATGACCGTCTCAATGATAAACGTGAAAACCTTTTCCTCATTATTGCCACCGCGTATTTTTGGCCGCGCTGATGGGATTTGAGAAAGTGGCATTTGTGTAAATTGTCCTGATACAGATGTACCGCATGAAACGTAACGGTGACGATTGCCATTTACATCAGTCCAGGTGTCAGAAGGTAGTTCAAGCGAAGCTTCATAAGCATCAAAGATAGCCTGAGCCAGCGCAATCATTGGGGTTAAGTCCTGCTTTGAACGTAATTCCTCTTTAATCTGCTCGCGCTTATTACGCATCTGTTTGTAATTAATAACCATGTGCTTAACTCCGCTGGTATTGATCATGACTACATTTTGCTCTTTCATGACGAGTCAGACAAGCAGAACCAGGCGCTGTAAGTCGTAAGCTGTCAGATGGTTTGCACTTCTATATTCAAATCCTTTCACTAAACAATCCTGATTAGATACCTGATATTAAAAGGTTATATCTGATTTTATCCGCTGCAACTCACTCATGAAATAACGCCTCAGCGCCACGCAGACGGGCGTATGTCTGAGCGATCGAATCACGCCAGCGCGTGCCAGTTCGTCGCACACAAAAGCGCTCACGCGGCGATTTAGCCACATTCTCGCCGGGTTGCCTTCCAGCCCCTGTTGCGTGGGCTGTTCCCCCGTCACCTGCGCGCGGCAAACGCTTCAATTTTTGTGCACGCACCGATCCGGCCTCAGACCGCGCCAGTACAGGCCGGAAAGGGCAAAAAATCGGTCAAAAAAATTGTGCAAAATTGTGCACTACTGTGCATTTATAAAATCAACTAAAAGACACGTGGTGTGACTTACCTGTACTACTCGATCGGCACGTAGTCATTAAGTTCTGGTGACCAATTACACTTTTCACATCTGTGCTTTCCGTTCTGGCAGATACATAAACGATGACGGCCACAATGCGGGCATCCATCTTCACCATTATCATAATCACCGAGTGACCATTCCTGCATAAGCTGCTCTTCTTCATCATCATTTAGCATTGATCCCCCTGAGCTATTTACTTTTCTCGTAAGTGTAGAGTTTTACTTTTTATCACTCTACCCCGGCCAGCGATGGTGCGTAAGTGGACATCTATAAGTCATCAGTAATTCCGCTTCCTCGCCCTGACAGACTCACCGCTGCGCGGTTCCCTAATCAGGGCTTGCGGCGAGCGGTATTATTATGAGTTTATAAATTTATTCTTAACAGGATATTATTTTTATATTTTGCTATTTAATTATTATAGTTCATTTTATTCTGTGAGTATTATTGCATTTTTTCAATTCATTTCAATTTGTGATGTATTTTGGTGTTAATTATCTCACTGAAACATAAAATGATTTGTTTTTTGTTACGAATTGAATGAAATTAATGCTTCTTTAAATACGGAGGCATTGTAATGAAGAGAATATTCACTATATCGTTTTTATCTGTGACGCTATTATCATTAAGTGCTGCAACATATGCAGATGTAACGTCTGCAATATATACAGGTGGAGGTGCAAAAAAATCCTTTGTACTGGTCGGTAATGGTGGGGCAGGTGGCCCCGGAGGAAATGGTGGCGCTTTTGGTGGACATGGCGGAAATGGTGGGAATGGGGGACATGGTGGTAATGACGGCAATGGAGCCGGAAACAGCAGTCATAACGGGAATGGTAATGGGAGTCATAATGGTAATGGCTCAAATAAGGGAAATAATAGCGGTAACGGCACAGGTAATGGTAACGGAAACGGGAACGGAAATGGTAATGGATCCGGAAACCATAATGGCGGAAAAGGGCATGGGGGCAGATTATGAGTAGGTCAGTTGTTATTTTATTGTCGTTATGTTCATTTTTTATCGGGACTACCTTTGCGGCAGAGGTTCAAAAAAATATTCATGAGAATAAAAGCGCTCACCATATAGCCGTTGATGGAAAAAATGGTGCAGATGGAAATGGTCATCATGGTGGTAAGGGAGGGAAAGGCGGTAAGGCTGGGGGGACGGCAAGTAATGGTGGCAATGGTGGCAATGGTGGCAATGGCGGTGACGGCGGTGATAGCGGTGTATTAGGTCATGGTGGTGCCGGTGGTGATGGTGGTTCCGGTGGAAATGGTGGAAATGGTGGAAAAGGCGGAAGTGGTGGGTTATGGGATTAAATCGTCTCATGAGTATTATAAAAAAAGTGGGTCTGTCATTACCATTTTTAGCTCTGGCTTTTTTTTGGACGCCTCATGTTAATGCCGCAACGGGGGATGCCCCCGCAGGTCATAATGGTGGTTTAGGACATGATGGTTCACCGGGTGCTGACGGTGGTCCTGGTCAGAACGGAGGTAGGGGCGGGGATGGAGGCATTGGTGGAAATGGTGGAAGAGGAGGACATGGAGGCAAAGGGGCAAATGGTGGTGATGGTGGTAACGGGGGGATTGGTGGTAATGGTGGCAACGGTGGACATGGAGGAATGAACGGAAACGGGGGTAATGGAGGAAATGGCGGTCCTGGAGGTAATGGAGGTCGAGGTGGAGATGGCGGGAACGCGTCTTCAGGACATAACGGAGGTAATGGTGGTAAAGGTGGAAACGGCAGTGGTACGGGTCATGGTGGGCGAGGAGGTAATGGTGGACATGGATAATCCCCGCAGCAACATCACCGGGTGGAACTGATAAAAATAGAGCCCTGACTGTATGCAGGGCTTACCGGTCCGCTTAACCTTCTGCTATAAAATTTTTGTAGCAACCTTTACCTTAGAAGCAAGTATCCGGCGTGCTTTTTCCAGCTTTACGCGCTCTTTTTCTTCCTGGTATTTACGTAGCATGTCAGATAGTGGCGTAAACGGGCAACCGTAGCGCTGTTTCACCTGTTCCGGTGTCATGTTGAAGGTCACTTTCAGCCGGTAGCGGTGGGGATGGTTGGTTACGGGTTCCGCGCTGGCAATGACGCACTCGCCCAGGTCGATAATTCCCCTCCCGTTGGGTAGCAGGTGTCTGATAATGAGCGTGTCGCCGGGTTCCGGCTGAGACGGGAGATCCGCTTCGGTTATCGGGAAGTTTCCGGGGCTGGCTTTCAGTTTTTCCCAGCGTTCCGGCGTCAGGTCGAGAATAAAACTACGCATTTTTCCCCCTTGTGGCTTTCTGCCATCGGGCTAACAGGTTGTGAAGGGTGCGTTGGGTGCCGGATGTTTCAGATATCCGCCGTTCCTGTTTCTTACCGCCAGTGCGTTGTTCTGAATTACGAACGGCTTCGGCTTTCTTCTGCTGATAGATAGCGTCGGCGCTGGCGTAGCTGGCCGCACGTTGCAGGGCCTCTTCATGGAGTTTTTCCCGCCAGTGTTCCGCCTGTTCTTCCGGCGTCAGATCAATAAATTCGTGGTAAGCGGCTTTCACTTCCGGCCCCCACTGGGTGGCGGAAGTATCGTTAATGGCGGTTTTCATGCTGTTGACGGTGGCGGCGAATGCTGCATCTGCACTTAACCGGGGTTCACGTTTCAGGCGGTCGGCGATTTCCTGTCGCTGCTGGCGGGAATATTGTCGTAAATCGTCAATATTTCGCGGAAGTTCTGTCGGCTTGCTATCTCTTTTTTCGCCACCTTCTAGGGGCTGCGTACAGTTATTGACAGAACTCCAAGAGGCCGCTTCGCGGGCCTGTTAAAGGCAAAACCCCGCCCGCTTCGCGGCCTGTTAAAGGCAAAACCCCGCCCGGTGCCGGATTCAGTTTCGGCACGATGTTGTAGCTTGCGGTGCGGGTGTAGATGAGGTCTTCTGCGTCCGAAAACGGGCTGTAAACCCCCTCTATTTTTGATACCGTGTCGCCGTAATCATTGCCGTTTTCGGTGTGGCTGTAGTACAGGCGAACGGTGAGATCGTCGCGGGCAACGAACGGGCCACCCTGATACATGGTGTAGTGCTGCCAGTCTGACGCATCCGCCACGGCGCGAACGGCTTCGACCTCCGGTGATAACACCAGTTCACGATCGCCCAGACGGCGCAGCTCACGCCAGATAGTGACGGGCGCGCCGCCGATTTGCTGAAACTGGCGAATATTCCAGCGGGAGGCCCACGCCTTAACGCGTCTGGCTTCTTCCTTTAGCGGTCGCCCGGTCTCTTTGTCCACTTCGCCATCAAGACCGTGACCGTCGATATTTTTCGAGATGTACTTGACGATGTAGCCTACGGCGCGGCCCCGGCTTTTATCTTCCTGAACCGCTTCAAAACGGTAGTCTTCTGCTCCCGGTTCGTTGCCGTCTTCCTCCAGGGCATATTTGCGAAACACTGTTGTTGCTTTTTCCAGATTTTCAGGCTTAAACCACAACACCATATGCCAGTGTGGCGTGCCGTCATGGTGGGGTTCCACGGTACGAAATCCGAACGTGCGAATGCCCCGGCGGCGGCGCGGACGCGTGACCAGACCTTG